GGCACTTTATCCAATCTGCCGGGTGGCCTGAAGGCGCGGGGGCTTAGAATTAAGGGCGATGACACGCCGATCATGCCCGGTGAGTTCCGCGACGTAGACGTACCGGGCGGTGTTATCCGCGACAACATCAGTTTTCTGCCCTACAAAGAGCCGTCTAACGTTCTGTATCAGATGATGGGCGATATTGTGGAGGAAGGTCGCCGATTTGCTTCGGCAGCGGACGTAAAAGTTGCCGATATGAACGCCGAAGCGCCTGTTGGCACCACTTTGGCTATCCTAGAACGTTCCATGAAGGTGATGAGTGCGGTCCAGGCCCGCTTACATGCTTCTATGCGTAGGGAATTGCGCATTTTGTCGGGCATAGTGCGTGATTTTGGCCCTACCGAGTACCCATATGAGCTGGTTGATGGTGAATTAACGCTTGAGGACTTCGATGATCGGGTAGATATCATCCCGGTAAGCGATCCAAACGCCGGAACGCTGGCCCAGCGCATTATGCAGTACCAAGCGGCCCTGCAATTGGCTGCTCAGGCGCCGGATATGTACGATTTACCGCTGTTACATCGGCAAATGCTTGAAGTTTTGGGTATTCGTGATGCTCAAGACGTTATTCCTGATGAGGATGCCATCGATCCGACCGATCCGGTCACCGAGAACATGAATATTATCAATGGTAAGCCGGTTAAAGCCTTTATCTACCAAGATCACGAGGCGCACATCCAGTCGCACACCTCCTTGGTCCAAGATCCAAAGATTTTAGAGCTGATCAGCCAAAGTCCGACTGCTGAAGCGACTCAGGCAGCAATGGCGGCGCATATTTCCGAGCATGTGGCCTTCCAGTATCGCAGCGAGATAGAAAAAGAGCTGGGTGTGCCGTTACCGCCGCCAGACCAGCCGTTGCCGGATGATGTTGAGTTTAGGTTATCGCAATTGGTGGCGCCAGCCGCTGCGCAGTTGCTTGGTAAGGACCAAAAAGAAGCTGAAATGAAGAAACAGCAGGAAGAAGCGGAAGATCCAATCCTGCAAATGCAGCGCCAAGAACTTGAAATCAAACAACAACAGGCGCAAGCTAAGGCGCAAGCCGAGATGGCAAAGATTAATTTGGATATGCAAAAAGCGGCTAGTAAAGATGAGCTCGAGCGTGCAAAGTTGGATTTACAGGAACGTACTGACCGTGCAAAACTTGGTGCGAAGATTGCAGCGGAAAATTCCGCTGAAGAACTGGAAGATCGCAAGATTGCTTCTAAATCTGAAATCGAAGGTACTAAATTGGGTGTACAAATTGCGAAGGACTTGATGGGTGACTGACGCCATTATCGAACGTCTTGAGGCGGTGCCGGACAATGCGCTGGCTTATTTACGCATCGAGGTTCGGCGCATCATGAACGAAACCAGCGACCACCTTAGTTCGGGCGCTTGTAAGGATCACAGTGAATATGCCCGTTTTTGTGGCGTAATTGAAGGATTAGCCATGGCAGAACGGGAATTGTTAGACCTCCAGCAGAGGTTAGAGCAAGCATGATTCTCCGCGTAAGCGGTGCAGGCGACTCTGGACGCCATTTTCCAGTGCAAGGTCTTTTACATGAATAGTTCATTAGCCGCAGTAGAAACCGAGCCGGTGGAGATTGATGAAACCACTGCTCGCAAAGCTAGTCAGATGCCGAAGCCGAGAGGCTACAAGATACTGATTGCCTTACCTGAGCCAGATGAAAAAACCGATGGCGGTATTATCAAAGCCAAGACAACGATCCATGCTGAAGAGGTGGGGTCGATTATCGGTTTTGTCATCGACATGGGGCCGGATGCTTACAAAAGCACCGAGCGTTTCCCGTCAGGTCCGTTTTGTAAAAAGGGCGATTGGATTGTTATGCGGGCGTATTCAGGTACGCGGTTCATGGTGCATGACAAGGAATTTCGGTTGATTAACGATGACAGTGTAGAAGCTGTGGTTGAAGACCCGAGAGGTATCGTAAGAGCATGAGCGAATCAGAAAACGTTGTTGAGAGCGGCGCACAGTCCGCAGAAGATAAGTTTTTTGGTGTGAAAACGAAGATTGGTCAGGAATCTCAAGATAAAGACGAAAACCAAATGGAGTTTGATATTGAGGTGGTGGATGACCGCCCTCCTGAAGACCAAGCCTATCCCCGCGCCAGCGAGTCTGCTGATAGCGATGATGATGCAGACATTGACGATCAAGAGCTCGATGGTTACAGCAAGAAAGTTAGAAAGCGTATAGACAAGCTGCGCTTTGCACAGCATGAGGAGCGTCGGCAAAAAGAAGAAGCTGAGCGCCTCCGTGATGAGGCGGTAAATTTTGCACAACAGCAGCTTGGTCATAACCGAGAGATGGAGGCGCTTATCCAGCGAGGAGAGGGCGCGTTAATCACTCAGGTTAAGGAGCGTGCCAAGCTGGCTGTAGAAAAAGCCAAATCAAGTTATCGAAAAGCCTATGAAGAAGGCAACACCGATAATGTGGTTGATGCGCAGGAAAATATGGTCAGAGCGCAGGCTGAGCTGCATGAAGCTGAGCAATATGAGCGCAGCTTGCCCGACGCAAATCAGGTGGCGCAACAGCAAGCCGCTTATCAGCAGCAGCAGCAAGCTGCTTATCAGCAGCAACAGCAGCAAGCTGCTTATCAGCAGCAACAGCAGCAGGCGGCCGTCCAGCAGCCTGTGGAGCTTGATGATAAGCAGGCTGCATGGGCCGAGGAGAATCCGTGGTTTGGTGATCCAAAAGAAAAGCTAATGAGCGCAACGGCGTATGGTTTGCACGAGCAGGCGCTACAAGATCATCACATGGACTCGACCTCAGACGAATATTATGATTTTATTAATACGGGAATGCGTAATCAGTTTCCCAATTACTCTTGGTCGGATAAAGGCGGAACTGGACAATCCGCGACCGCGACGACCAGGAGGGCTTCGGCAACGTCGGTCGTTGCGCCATCTGCAAGGAATAACGGCGCAAGATCACGCAAAGTGCGGCTTTCGTCCTCCCAAGTCTCCCTCGCCAAGAGGCTGGGGTTAACAAATGACCAGTATGCCCGACAAGTAGAGAAGGAGAAGGCAAATGGATGAGCGCACTGATAGGTCTCACGACACTCGTGAAGATTTTGTCCGAGAGGATGACTCTTGGGTTCCATCTTCTGTGTTACCAACTCCCGACCCGCAAGACGGTTGGACATTCAGGTGGATTAGAACCAGTACGCTGGGCCACTCTGATAACACCAACGTGTCTAGGAAATTCAGAGAAGGATGGGTTCCTGTGACAAGGGAAGACCACCCCGAGCTGAAGATTCCCTCTGATATCAATTCCCAGTTTGAGGGGAATATTGAGCAGGGTGGGTTACTTTTGTGTAAAGCGCCTGAAGAAAAAATGCGCTCACGCACAAAGCACTTTGAGCAGGTTGCACAAAGACAAATGGAATCCGTGGACAGTAATTACATGCGAGAAAATGATCCGCGTATGCCTTTGTTGAGACCTGAAAAAAATACGCGCACTACCTTTGGGAAAGGCTAACGCCTTTTAAACTTAACAAGTAGCATTAGGAGAAATTCAATGGCTACAAGCGCAACTCCAAATGGTGCGGAACCTGTAGGCACTTGTTCGTCCAGCGGCTCCTTTACGGGAAAAGTTGTACACATCAAGATAGCCTCAGCGTATGGCACCGCAATCTTCTATGGGGATTTTGTGAAGCTGGTTACGGCGGGAACAATTGAATTGGATACTGGAACCTCTGCACTAACCTCTATAGGTATTTTTATGGGCTGTAAGTACACAGACCCTAATTCCAATCAAATGACCTTTAACCAAACCTGGCCTGCTTCTACATCAGCGTCAGATGCGGCGGGTTATGTTTTGATTGATCCTGATGTTCTGTTCAGGATGCAGGGTGACGCCACTATTGCTCAGACCGGGCTTGGCGCGAACTTTTCTGTCATTCAGACAGCGGGTTCCACCACGATTGGTCGAAGCAAGAACGCCTGTGATGCGTCTACAGTCGCGACCACTAACACGTTCCCTATAAGGCTCGTTGATTTTTATGACGGCCCTTCAAGTTCGGTTGGTGATACCTACACTGATGGTATTTTCCGCTTTAATGCGGGGCATCAGTTAACTAACACTACAGGCATATAAGGAGGGCTTAGCATGGCTATTTCACGAGCACAAATGCTGAAAGAACTCCTGCCGGGGCTAAATGCCCTTTTTGGCCTGGAGTACGAGAAATACTCTGATGAACATACCGTGATTTATGACACGGACTCATCTGAGCGTTCTTTTGAAGAAGAGGTAAAGCTGAGTGGGTTTGACGCCGCTCCTGTTAAGGACGAGGGAAATGCAATTTCCTACGATACTGCGCAGGAAGCCTTCACGGCACGATATAACCACGAAACGATTGCGATGGGATTTGCGATCACGGAAGAAGCTATGGAGGATAACCTCTATGACTCTCTTTCTGCTCGCTACACCAAAGCACTCGCTCGTGCGATGTCGTACACAAAGCAGGTCAAGGCTGTCAATCCGCTTAACAATGGTTTCACCAATAGTTATCAGACAGGTGATGGAGTTAACTTCTTCACCGCGTCCGGTGATGGTGTAACCGGCGGCGGCGGGCATCCGCTCGTCAGCGGTGGTACAAATGACAACCGTCCGTCAACGGCGGCTGATTTGAACGAAACCTCACTGGAGGCTGGCATCGTAACGATTGCTGCTGTCACCGATGAG